GCTAACCTGACGCGGAAAGAAATCACTAAGGTGCAGACGGATCTGGCGCAGATGAACGCGATTCAAGCTGAGTATGACAACGTCATCAAAGCGTATGAGGCCAAGCTGATGCCGTCTGAAGAAGTCTACGATTCACTAGATAAGTTTTTTAGGTAAATGGCTATACCACTAACGTACTTGCCGTCCACCCTTGCACAAGGCATATCTGACGTGTCTGAGGAAGAGCGGGCAAGTCTTCGCGCTGCGCGGGCCAACGCTAAGAAGCCGTTGGACTTTGATCTGAACGGCGCTTTTGTTGCACTTTCCGACAAAGGCTTTGACTCAAGAACGTCTTTAGACCTCATCGCCAAGAAGCTTAGTGAGAAAGCCAACTTTGATTTATCGGGTGCCCACAAAGCAGGTTTCACCAACGAACAAGTCGTAGCCAAGCTTATTGGTCGAGATCCCGATGACCTTGAATCAGACCCGGTAGGCTCCTTCTTTGGCGGCATCGGAAGAGGTGCAGTAGAAGGGTTGCCCGGCGGTGTAGCAGGTGCGGCCACGGTAGCCGGTCTTACCGCAGTCGGAGTAGCCTCCACCCCGCTTTTGCTGGGCGGCGGCATTTTGGCAGCTATCGCTACAGGAATGACCGGTGCGGGAGAGGCGCTAGAAGAAGCTACCCTTGGCGAAAGGCAGCTACTGCCCGGAGAACGCGGCGCGGGGGCCGCTGGCGAAGTGCTTGGCAGCGTGGCAAGTACGGTTCCGCTCACGCAACTTGCTTTAAAAAGCATCCCAGAAGCAGTTGATTTTGGGGCGAAAAAACTTCTTGCGCGACACAACGAAGAAAAAGCCAAACTTGCTCAAGAGGCGGGTAAGATTTTTACCAAAGATGGCGTGCCTAAAAACGTCAAACGACGTGAATTTTTAGAAAACCTTGTTTCTAGTGTGGGTAAAGAAGCCCGAGACAAGAGCGCAATCAGCTTTGGTTTACGAGAATTGGGCTACAGCGCGATCCCTGCTGCCGCAGAAGGCATATCAGAATCTTTGTACCCCGGCGATGACGTTACGAGAACAATAGCGGGCGTTGCAGCGTCGTTAGTTCCTAACCCAACTTTCCTTGCAGCGGACGCTGTAACCTCTGTGGGAGGGGTGGCTAGGCAAGACATTTCTGAAAAAGGCTTCAAAGACTCCGCTAAAAACTTGTTTGGTGCTCTAGACCGTGGAGACAGGGCCAGAAAGCAAGCTGCTGCCGAATATATTGTACGGGCTTACAACACCTCGCAAGCTGCGGCGGCGAGGGCAGCAGGGCAACCCGAGCCGGAAAACGCGGCTCTTGCATTCGCTGACGAGCTAGATCGACTAGTGGCCGATGACCCAGAATTTGCAAAGCTACTTACTCCCGGTCAACTGACCAACGATCCTTTCTTTCTATTGATGGAAGCGTCTACTCGACGCGGCAATGTCCCGTTAACTAATCAGCAACGGGACTTTGGCATTCAGTCAAGGCAGCACTTACGACAGTTGATTGAAACTCTTCGTCTTACCGGCAGTGATGATCTTTTAAAAGAAGCCGCACGGCTAGAGCAGCGGGGGTTAGAAGCCGAAATCACCGGGCTTTTAGATGTTGAGCTTACCAAAGCTGCGGAAGCAGCCGATAAACTGGCTTTGGTTCGCGGTGACAGAGACACCACCGCTAAAATAAAGGAAGACCAAGGTACCTTACTGAAACAGGCCGCAGAGAGTGCGGTAGAACAATCCAAGGTCGTTCGCCGAAAACTATACGCCGATGTGGATAAAAGCGTTCAAGTTAGCACGGCCCCTCTTTTAGCGGCATACCGTGAGCTTAGGGCGAGCAACTTGCTGACAGAGGCGGGAGAGCTAAAGGGTGATTTGATCAATGATCTTAGAAACTATGGCTTACAGACCGATACAGGCTTGGGTGATTTACTGAAAGAAGCCGCTTCCAAGAAAAAAACGTTAAGTAATCGATTGGATACGGTTGGCCGAAGCTTCCAAAAGACAGCAGAGGGTAACCCGGACGCGTTTAACACCTTTGATCTTTTGGTAGACACAAGTGGCGGCGCTGCAAAACGAGGTTATGAAAACCGGTTAGATCAAGTCATTGCCGGTTTCTCAAGAAAAATAGATGACCCCGATGCTGCCGGGACCGAGATGTCCGCCCCTGTTCGAGCAAACATCTTAAAGTTAGCGAAGCAAGCCAAAGAAATTGAATCCATAAAGCGAAACTTGACTCAAGCAACGTCAGAAATCGACAACGTTTCGCTAGGCGATTTCGCTGCGGACGAACCGGTGATGAAGCCTATTGGGGAATTGTTGGCCTTCCGGAACAAAGTTAGAGAAGGTTTTAGAGACGCTCAACGAGGCGTCAAAGATGGTCCTACCGAAGCGCAACTAGCTATTTTAAATCGCGGTGCTACGGAAGCCATACAAGAGCGTATAGATAGCGGCACTGTTGACGGAGTGTTGTCGGACAACCTTAAAGCATTGGACTTAGCAGAAAGGTATGCGGCAGCACATCAAAATGTTTTCAGAAGAACGTTTGTAGGTAGGCTTACTCGAACAAAGCTGGATGGCGATGAATTTATTGCCCCAGAGCAAGCATTAGACAAATTGTTTTCCGGAAGCCCAACTAAAAACGTCCGAGAAACACTGGAGGCTTTTGGTTTCCAAGGTTTAGAAGGCGGGGAACTAGCCTTTGACGAAGACTTTTTAGGCACGGCCAGCGGTGCAATTAATGCTTATTTACGCAACGAGATAGCAGGTAAATCTAAGGCCACAACAATCGTCAATCCGATTACGGGCAAGACAGAAACGGTTCAAACATTAGATCAAAGAGACATTGATCAGTTCCTGAACAAAAACTCTGAAGCTCTAGCGGCATTAGATCCCAGCGGTAGTTTGCTCAATGACTTACGAAGCGCCGGAACGTCTAAGATTGCATTGGAATCTGTCTTAAATACTCAGACCGAGCGATACAAGACGCACCAAGCAGAAGTCAATCTGGGTAAGTTCTTGGAAGTAGACAATGCTGAAACCGCCGTACAAGACATCATTTCAGGAAAAAATGCTGCCACCGATCTGAAGACGATTGCTCGACGGATTAACAACGCTCAAATTAACGATGTTCAAAAGCAAAGTCACAAAGAAGCTTTGTTCTCTACGCTAGTGGATGCAGCACTGACTAGGTCACTGGAAGGGACCGGTGACAAACAAGTGATTAACTTTTCCAAGATGTACGACATTCTGTACGACACCTCAAATAGACGAACGCAGGTCGGGCTAACTAACTATCCGAAAGAAGGCCCAAGTTTGATGCAGATCTTGGATGACGCGGGTGGTGTTCCCAAAGAACAAGCGACAGAGCTTAAAACTTTTCTACTGCGAGGCAGAAAGCTCACGGAGGCGCTAGACGCGGGCGTAGATGACTTCTTAGCCGCCAAGGACACCCCCGCCGCTAAAGATTTCATTGCTAGATTTGCGGGTGCTCAAGGCGTGTCAGAGGTAACCAAGATGCTTGGAATGACGCCGACGATCCAAACCACGTCAGCAGGTGCGCAATTGATACGAAATCAATTCATTAATCTGCCTAACATGGTCGCCAAAGACTTGCTAATAGACATATCAAAGCCCGGAGGCGCGGGGACAAAAACATTGGCAGACCTAATGCGGGCAGGCTCTACGGCAAAACAGCAAAGTGATATTTTTGTTCGCATTGCTAAAAATATTGTTGGATCGCCTACTTACCTGACTTCTTTATCTGTACGAGGCGCACAGGCCGCACAAGAAGAACAGCCCACGTTAGAACCTGCTCCTGTCGAGCAGCCGGTGGCTGTAGAACCGCCGATGGCCCCTCCGATGCAGCAGCCCATGCCGCAACAAATGGCAGCGCCTCAACCGGCTCCCCCACCTCAAGGCGGAGCAAACCCGCAACAGCGTCAGCAGTTCGCGGCCCTGTTCCCTAACGATCCGATCTCTGGACTGATTCAGCAGCAGGGCATAGCTTCGCTACCCCAAGCACCGAGCTAATTAAATCATGCAGAGACTTCAGCAAGGTATTGGGTCCATGTTAGCAAGCCGACCATTAGGGAGCGGTGGTCAATTCGGGCAGCTTCAAGGTAGCTCTGGGCCTAGGACCCCGTCTTTGGAAGAAGTGCTCGCGGAACGCGGCTTTCAGATGCCAGAGAGGCCGACAGGCGTCGGACATCAGGCAATGGTGATGTACAAAGACCCGGTTACAGGCGAAAACAGAACTGGTGGCGCACATGCTGCAAGCCACGCCAACTCACTGAGCGATTTTTACGGGCAAAACCCAGAAGCACTTGAGGTTGCAAAACAGTACAACACCGATCCCACGCAATTTGAGAGGAGTCCGGGGATACACGCATTTGGCAAATCGGCTCCTACTAAAGTGCTTCAACAAGAAATGCCCCGAGTTCTTGGTAATCAACCGCAACAGTTTCAGGGGCCATCTCTAGACCCTGCTCAACAACAGCAAGAACTGGCTGCTCTTTCTAGTGCGCAAGCTAGGGCCGCTGGCATGCCTCCGCCTCAACCTGTGCAAGAATTTCAACCTATTCAACGACCGTCAGTGCAATCTTTACAGCAGCCGATGGGGCAACAACAGCCACAGTTCACTCAACAAGACATGAGCGGAATGATGCGGTTAATGATGCAGATGTTTCAGCAAATGATGCAGAGTAATCAAGGACAACAGTCTTATAACTCTGGCGCATTTAACAACGCTCCCTCTAATTTTTACCCTCAATATCCCTCTGCGCCACAACAAACGTATGCTCCTCCACCACAACGTTTTGCGCCGCAAAGATATCAGGCCCCCAGATCTCAGCCATACAGGATGAGACAAGCAACTAGGTTTGCCGGATCACCTTTCGGCAGGTAACTAAATAAGCCATTTCTTGGCCTCTTCGCCCAAGACTTCTTGGGCTATGTCAATTTTGTCGCGTAGGGCCTTGATGATCTTTTCATCTACGGTGTCTGGGCTGACCAAATCCACGTACAAAACATGCCGAGTTTGACCGATACGATGCGCACGGTCCTCCGACTGTAATCGTATCTCTAGGTCGTACTGGTTGTTGTAGTAGATCATGTTGGTAGCAGCCGTCAGCGTCAGCCCGTAGCCCCCAGTTCGGGGGTTTGCCACAAAAAACCGCAGATCGCTGTCGAGGTCTTGAAACTCAGCCACAATCTCGTCTCGTTCGTCGGCAGGAGTGGCCCCATAGAAGGTGCGCACGGACCTTGGCCCATAGACCTTGGATAATTCTTTCTCTATCTGCTCTATGTCGTAGACCCAGCTAGCCCAAACGATGACCTTGCCGTCCATCTCACTTATCACGTCCAGTAACTCAGACATTCGGTTGCTGTCTAGCGCCTGTATCTCGCCGTCGTCCGTCTTGAGATGCCCACAACAGATCTCTTGTAGCCGCATAATCTGCGTCAGGACGCTCTGTGTGGTCGCCAGTTCGCCTTTTTCAAGCATGGCTAGGGCCATGTCTTGCATTTGTTTGTAAGCCCGCTCCTGCTCCTTGGTGAGCGCCACGTTGCGTTGCGTATAGATTTTCTCCGGCAAGTCTAAGCAGTCTTCTTTTAAAACTCGGCTAGAAAAATCGTTCAGCTTGACGTTTAGTTCGTCGAGATTGCGGTAACCGGTGATGTCCTGAAAGCTTCTGTTGCCAAACTTACGCTGCGTGATCACCGCATAACGGCCCTGAAACGCGTAGTAACTGTCGAACCCGAGTAGATCAGTGCCCAAGAAAGCACACTGGGCGTATAGATCCATGGGGTTCTTGGTTATAGGACTGCCGGTCAGGATGCGTTTGTACTTGGCTTCTTTGCCTAGCGCGACGATGTTCTTTGTACGCTTTGCTGTACGGTTTTTAATCGACGTGGACTCATCCACCGCCACCAAACAGTTGCGGTTACGCTTCACAAACCACTTAGCCACGTCCACACCTTTCTTAGTAGAGAACGACTCGACGTTCATCACCAAGATCTTCAGGTGCTCTTGGTCGTTAGCAAGAGCCAGCAACTCTGCTTTGAACGTCTGCGTCAGGTTTGGTTGCCACTGAACTACACTGACCGGTATTCTGTCCGGCAAGTGTTGCGGTATCTCCTTGTGTACCCAGTTGCCGTACACGCCTTTTGGCGCAATGACCACGGCTGTATCTATCTCACCGTCGCAATAAAGCTTGGCAATCGTGTCGATAGTTACCTTGGTTTTGCCCGTGCCCATCTCAAGGAACAGCGCCCATGCGCGGCTATTCCAGCTAGCATCAAAAACCTCTTGCTGGTGTTCGTAGGGTTGGGTCTTGAAAGTAAATTGCATGTTTTGCCTAAATTGTTTGACACATGCGATATTATGGGATTATTCTTCGTTTGGGAAGTGGCTAACGCCATTTGAAACTTGAAAAACGGAGAACGACGATGAGTGACTTACTCGCCGACATGGCTGCTGACAGCCAATCTTCTTTGTCTCTGCCCGGAGACAAGAGCTTAGATGCTTTGTCATCTATCGCAGATTCTATCGTATCTGCGGAGCAAACGGTCAAAAATCTCGAATCACAGCTAAAAGAAGCAAAGCAGGTACTGCTGAAGCTCACAGACGAAGATCTGCCTAGCAAGATGCAAGAGATCGGCATGACCAACTTTACCTTGCGAGACGGTAGCAAGGTCGAAATCAAAGAGACGTATGGTGCGCGAATCAGCAAGCAGAACGAAGCTGCGGCTTTTGATTGGCTACGCTCGCGTGGCGAAGGCGACATCATCAAAAACACCGTCACAGTGCGCTTTGGTAAGGAGAAAGATAACGAAGCGCAAGCCTTGGTCGAAGAACTCCGTAGGCAAGCTTGGGAACCAGAGCAGAAGCAAGAGGTTCATCCCTCGACGTTGAAGGCTTGGGTCAAAGAGCGAGTGGAGCAAGGTAAGGAGCTAGACATGGAATTGTTTAGTGTGTGGGTTGGACAACGAGCAACGATTAATAAGGCAAAATAATGGCTGATAAAGACGAAAAGAAAGTAGCGGAAAAGAAAAATAGCGACGTTGTGGTCGCAAGCGCAGCAATGTTTGAAGCAGATGCTGGTGCAGGAATGCAGATGACTGAGGACGACTTAGCACTGCCGTTTTTGAAGATCGTGTCTTCTGAACTATTGAATCAGGACGCAGACATTGCCGATAAGGCGAAGCTGGGGGACATGATCAACTCGGTGACGAAGCAAATTTACTCGGGCAAAACACCGATCAAGGTGATTCCGTGCCACTACAAGCGAGAGTTTTTAATGTGGGCACCTCGCGGCTCTGGTAACGGCGCACCTTTGCAGATTTTTGCGCCGGAGGACCAGCGTCCACCAACAACTCGCGATCCTGCGACCAACAAAGACTTTGTCGATAACATGCAGGGTGAATACATCGATGAGACGCACCAGCATTTTGTCCTAATACTTGAGGAAAACGGCACTTGGTCGAACGCGATGATTTCTATGAAGTCTACGCAGTTGAAGAAGTCCCGTCAGTGGAACTCAATGATTGCCACGCGGACGATGGTGGGCGCAAACGGACCGTTCACGCCACCTCGCTTCTCACATATCTACAACCTGTCTACGAACAAGGAAGAAAACTCCAAGGGCGTGTGGCACGGCTGGAAGATTGAACTGGAGGGTCCGATTGAAGATCCTGCGCAATACCACGCGGCTAAAAGCTTTCATCAGTCCATCAGTGCGGGGGATGTGACGGTCAAGCACGAAGAGTCAGGGCCTGCGAAACCAGCCCCGCAGGGTGGTAATGAAGCGTCTGAGGAAAATTCCGACGATATACCTTGGTAACAACTAACTCGGCGTTCCGTGCCGTCGTTAGGGGCATTTGAGATCTCCTCACAGATAGCCCCATGCACGGACCAAGGATTTTATGGATATTCGTAGATTTGCTGAAATATTTGATGGCCTGAAACAGGCATACGGGACTTTTAAAATTGAGTCCAAGTCGAGCAGTGGCAAGACGCAGGGTAAGGCAAACGTGGTTCGCGAACCTCGGACCAAAGAAGATTGGGAAAACCATCTAGCTGGTACACAGTCGATTGGGATCATCCCGATCAACGAGGACAACGCCTGCCGTTGGGGCTGTATTGACATCGATCAATACAACTTCAACCACAAGGCTCTGATCGACAAGATACAGGCGGCGAAGCTACCTCTGGTGGTATGTCGCAGTAAATCAGGGGGCGCTCACGTCTTCTTGTTTACGGACGCTTTCATTCCTGCAAAAGACATGCAGGACGTGCTGACTCAGCTTTGTGCTGGGTTGGGGTACGGCGGTAGTGAGATATTTCCGAAGCAGGTAAGTCTCAACCTAGAGCGTGGCGATGTGGGTAACTTTCTTAACATGCCTTACTTCGACCATGAGAATGGTCTGAGGTATGCCTTCAACCTCGACGGCACGGCGGCAACGTTGGAGCAATTCTTTGCCTTGGTGGCAGAAAACGTGCAGACGCACGAGCAGGCTCTGTCTTTAGTCGTTGAACAAGATCAATCGCTACCCATACCAGACGGCCCGCCTTGCTTACAGATACTGTGTAAGGAAGGGATAGGCGAAGGCGCTAGGAATAACGGGCTGTTCAACGTGGGTGTTTACTTACGCAAGGCGTATCCCGATACGTGGGAAACAGAGATACTCAATCACAACATGAACTTCATCCACCCTCCGCTGCCCTTGGGCGAGGTGAACACGGTTGCTAAACAGCTTGAGCGCAAAGATTATGCTTACAAGTGTAAAGACGCGCCAATCAACGCGTACTGTAACCCTGAACTATGCAAAACGCGTAAGTTTGGTATCGATGCTGCTGTCTCTGGCGTACAAATCGCCAACCTGCGCAAGTACAACAGTGTTCCGCCCGTGTGGTTCTTGGACGTTCAAGGTCAGCCCTTGGAACTAGGGACAGACGATTTGATGAACCAAGCGGCGTTTCAGCGAGCTTGCGTGGAACAGTTGAACTTTTTCCCTCGGACAGTGCAAAAAGCGCAGTGGGAGCAGCGTATCAACGCTCTGCTGAACGAAATGAGTGACACGGAGGGTCATGTCATTGAAGTAAGTCAGGATGTTAGCGTTAACGGGCAGTTTGCAGACCACTTGGAAGAGTTCTGCACGGGGCATCAAGCCGCTGATGAGAAAGAACAGATCTTGCTCAAGCGCCCATGGACTGATGAAGATCAGAAAGAAACGTACTTCCGGCTCAAGGATCTGGAGGCACACTTGGTAAAAGCTAATTTCAAGGCGTACAAAACGCATCAGATCGCGCAGAGACTGCGTGACGTAAACGGCGAAGCAACTCAGCTTCGTATACAAGGCAAGGTTATTCGTTTGTGGAAGATACCCGCACATGAACAACCGACCGGACGTGTGGCAGAGCCTTCGTTCGGTAAAGAAGACGACATACCTTTCTAGGAGGAAAAATGACAGGACTAGTGTTTCCAGAGGGCCTGCGGGTTTTTAAGCCACGGCAGAAAGCCCCTGAGTTTGTTAAAGGTGCTCTGTTGATCAACAGGCAAGAACTCATTGATTGGCTGCAACAGCAGCATGAGGAAGAAATCCGAATCGACATTCTACAGGCTAAAGCACCCAAGACCGGTTGGTATTGCAAAGTAGACGATTGGAAGCCCGACAACGCTCCGCAGGCAGACTTTTGATAGTTCTCGAAGATTTTGAAGAGGCTCTCTTGGGTGTGGGCGAGTGCGTTGACATAGACTCACCCGTAATGGTCTATGACTACAGTAAGTGCTTGGAAGTTTTGATGAAAAAAAACGATTGGTCTATAGAAGACGCTATTGAGTGGATGGACTACAACGTGATTTCGGCTCGCATGGGAAAAGCCAGCCCAGTGTTTGTATTTCCCACTAAAGATCTTGCCGATCTTGCCATGGAGTACGATGTAACAATAACCGAAAAGGATGTATTACATTGAGCAGTGTTGAGTTTGAAGACCTGATTGCGCCCATGACAGTCGTTGAGTTTGAAGAAAAACACAGAAGCAAAAACTTTGTTGTGTTCCCAAGGAATGATGCGCGGACAGAACTGTTCGACAACATAATCGACTGGCAGCAATTCAGCAGCTACATCAACAACGACAGGGCAGTCGCAGGGATGCAGGCGATTACCCTTGATGGCAGAAAACTGTGCATGGAGAAGGGCAACCTTGAGCGTGAGAGTAGGCCCAATTGGTGCCGCAGGGACTACTACGACAAGAAATATTTGCACGAGATATGGACTGCGGGCGGCTCTCTGATCCTGACAAAAGCGTCACTGCTTACATCAAAAATAAGCGCAATTGCTGGCGCAGTTGAAAGATATTATCGCGGTGCAGCAGATGCACATTTCTATTGCTCTGGCCGACCCAACGCTTCTACGTTTCCTTTCCATATCGATCAAGACGACAACTTTTTGGTTCATGCGCAAGGCGAAGTTAGCTGGGAGGTGTCAAACAGTTTTGAGAACGATGATGGCGACTTCACATCGTTCGATCTTACCGTGGGCGACCTGCTCTATATACCGAAAGGACTTATGCACAGGGCGATACCTAAGACAAAGCGCATATCTATCTCAGTGCCTGTGGCAGAGCGTAAGCCGAATGAGGGGTCCCTCAAAACGCAGGATCGGAAATACTACGACTTCACATAGGATTACAATGCAACGCATTTTTGGCCCTCCGGGCACCGGCAAGACAACTACCCTTCTCAATCTTGTGGAAAACGAGTTAGCAAAAGGAACTTCGCCTAGCCGCATCGCGTTCTTTGCATTTACCCGCAAAGCCGCAAACGAGGCCAAAGAGCGTGCTGCCAAGCGGTTCGGGCTAGATCCTAAGAACGATCTGCCATTCTTTCGCACATTACACAGTCTTGCATTCAACCTGACAGGACTGCGAAACGATCAGTTGATGACGGCCCTACACTACCAAGAGCTACAGCGTGCGACAGGCATAGAGCTTATGGAGGGCACCATGGACCACCTAAGCAATGCCCCTCAAAACTACGTCACTGACGTTAATCACAGTCTGACTAAAGAAACGCCACTGCTTCGCCTGATTACACTGGCACGGCTGAAGAAAAACCTTCTCAAAGATGAATACAACCGGAGCGGGCTAGATGAGCCTTGGCTAGAAGTGGACTACGTTGCACGTTCTCTGAAGGCGTACAAGAAGACACACGGTCTTTTCGACTACACCGACATGCTGGAGCTTTTTGCCAAGACTGCGCCCACTGTATGCCCTACGTTCAAGCTAGCGATGCTTGACGAGGCACAGGATCTATCGCCCTTGCAGTGGGACATAGCCCACGCAATTGACGGCAAGTCCGAGCGGATGTACTGCGCAGGTGACGACGATCAAGCGATCTACAAATGGTCTGGGGCGGACGTTGAGCACTTCATCAACCTTGATGGTGGTAGCGAGGTTTTAGAGCAGAGCTATCGCGTCCCATCCAACATTCACGCCGTCGCAGAGCGCATCTGCGCACGTATCAAGCGCCGGTTCCCTAAGAAGTACTTGCCCAAGCCCAGCGAAGGCAAGCTACAGCGGCTTACTGACTTCAGCGGGCTGGACATGAACCACGGCTCTTGGCTCTTCTTAGCGCAAGCCAACTACTTTTTGTCACCTGTGCAGCAATTTTTAAAAAGTCAGGGCTACTACTTTGAGTACGGCGGTGGTGTGCGCAGCGTTCGGGACAAGATACGCGTGGCGCTGTCTGCGTGGAACTGTATGCAAAACAACGAACCGATCTCTTTTGAGTCGGCCAAGGCCATGTACTCGTTCATGTCAGGCAACGGCGTGCGAGTAGCTCGGGGCTATAAAAAGATCGTAGGCGATCCAGAAGCATTGTTTACCTACGAAGATCTCAAAGATTTTAACGGGTTGCTGGCTACGCCAGACATGGATTGGAGAGATGCACTCGACAAGCTGCCCGACGTGGACGTGGCTTACATCAACGCCCTAGTGCAGCGAGGCGAGGACCTGTCGGCAGAGCCTCGCATACGCCTGTCCACGATCCACGGTGCCAAAGGTGGTGAAGCAGACAACGTCGTCCTGTTCACCGACATAACCGCAGCCGCAGAAGCCAGCATGGAAAGTGACCCAGACTCCATGCACAGGGTCTTCTATGTGGCCGTAACCCGCACCAGACAGAATCTATATACCCTAGAGCCTCAGAACTTCTACAGGAGCTACGCAATATGAACGACATGGTCAACTCACCGGCCCACTACGCTGACGCTGAAATCGAATGTATCGACGCCATGGTCGCGGCTTTCGGCTCAGAGGCAGTGCAGACCTACTGCCGTCTAGCCAGCTTTAAATATCAGTGGCGGGCAGGTAAGAAGTTCGATGCGCAGGAAGATTTAAAAAAATCGATCTGGTACACCCGATTCGCCATGGGTGATGATCCAAGGAAAACAAATGCAGAAGGCAACTAAATTGCAATTCCCACTTTTTTCGACCGAATCAGAATGGACCGCACCCTTTGAACTGGTAGACCTGACCGGTGCCAAAGAAATCTCTATCGACTTAGAGACTCGTGACCCAAACCTGAAGCAGATGGGGGCGGGTTGGCCTCGTAAAGATGGGGACGTTGTTGGCATAGCCGTCGCCACAGAAGGTTTTGAAGCCTACTACCCTATCGCGCACCTTGGCGGGGGCAACCTCGACAAAGG